AAATGTTGGAATTGCGGAAGCTAATATTTCAGAAGCAACTTTAGTATTTAATAGAGTACTTGATTTATTAAAAAACTCTGGAAGAATAGTAGAAGAAATAGACGGAATAGAAATCAATATCCCAGATATTGACATTAGTGAATATGATGAAGACGGTTATGATGGTGATTTAGAAGATGAAGCTGCGCCAGATTTATCCGAAAAACAAATTAAACAACAGCGTCAAGAAATTCAAGAATTATTGATAAAAGGATTAGATCCTCGTAGCCAAGAATCTTTGATTTCTTATCTATCTGCTTTAATTACTAAAGAAGCATTAGAAAATAAAAATAAAACAGGAAAGTCTTCTGTAGATACTAAAACAATTTTTGATAAGCAAAAAGCATTCTTAACTAAAGTAGCTGCCCTATTAGAGAAGAAAGGATTAGAAAACCGCGCAAAAAGAATTACTACAGTTTTATCTCAATGGGAAAAGGTTAAAAATCTTGTACGCGAAAATCTTTCTTTATTAGATACAGGAACCATAACTAAAAACTACGATGCCGTAGATGGTAACGAGGCAGGGCTAGAAAGAACTAGTTACTCTGACGACTTTACTTTTACGGTTAATTCTAAAAATACTGCGTCGGCAGATCTTAGAAAGTTCTTTGCATTTGTAGAAGCAGTAGATGAAAATAATACGCCGATTACTACTATCCTTAGTTTACCAGAGATAGTTCCATTTGATACAGTGTATGATACTCTCCATGAGATATTAGCAAATAAACCTGCTGACTACGAGACTATGATGAAGATCTTACAAGATCGTCAAAAGACTTATCCATGGATTCAAAATGTCATTAAAAAATTAGATGAAGCTCCAGAAAAAATAAAAAATGAATTCGTTTCCGATATGGCTAAGTTTAGTCTAAAAATGGAATTCGTAATGTGGAGCAAAGATTACAATGGAAACTATTCATTAGGATTGTGGTCAAGTAATGCAAGTGCTATTGAGCAAAGACTACGTAACATGTGGTCTTCTAATCTTAAAGGAAACTTTACTCAAAGTAATCTAATCACTACAGGTGAAGATGATAATTATGTTTTTAATGAAACAGTTGCTAAAGGATTAATTGCTCAAGCAGAAGAATGGAAAAAGAATCCGCCGTCTAAAGATAAGGAAGGAATCCAACAACTGACCAAATGGTTAGGCAATTTTGGTATCGTACTTTCTGACAGAACTTACGATGATTTAATACAAGGTAAGTTTAAAAATCGATCAGTACTATCCTGGCAAGGATTATTTAACAGCAGCAACGGTTTAGTAAACATCCTTAGCAAAAAACTTGATGTCAATCTTGAGACTAAAAATATTGATGATGTAGAATTATTTACTGACACAGTGATTCAAAACTTAGCAAAGTTTGAAGCACGTAACGTTAGTAATGTATTCAGTAACTCTTTCCAATCAGGAGGTAAAAGCATTTACTCTTATACTAATGGAAACTATGCATTGTCAAGAATGCGCGACCTTACAGCACTTAACCCTGATGGAACTTTTGTTAACCAAGATCTAATTAATAAATTAAAACAAATTTCTTTTAGCTCAGATAGTCTTTGGTTATCAGAATTAACTGCTGATGATTCTACAGGAGCTTTGATGAGAGACTCGTTAGGCTTAGGATATGTATCATTAGAAGCACTTAAACAACAATTTACTCCAACACAAGATAATAGAAAGCTAAACAAACTTACTAATGGTGAGCATGAAGTAGTAAAACTAGGTATGTTTTTTAACAATACTTTAGCAGATACTAATAACGGCAAACGTAGAATAGTTTCTTTCTTATATCCTACAATGTCAGATAAGTCTACAATGACTGTCATTAGAACATTGGCACAGAATATAAAACTTACTGACGGCAAATTATCTAAAGAAAGTTTAGAGTTATTATACAAAGCAGTAGTTCTTCCAGAGTTAAACAGAATGATGGGTAAACAACCTTCTGACATCAAAGGTTATGAGCCTAATTATTTTTATTTCATGCCTAGTTTAAATTCTAAAGAAGTAACTATAGGAGAAGAAACTAAAAGCATTAGAGATTTTGCATTAGACGGCAAAGCTTTTTCTAGCGATTTAAAAGATTTTATTCTAGATGAATTACAAGAAGTATTTACAAAATTAGTTGATGATAAATTAACTGCTTGGGACAAACTAGGAGTAGGAAAAACAAATAAAGAAACTAACGACATCCACACATTCCTTAATAAAGGCTATATGAGTAATATAGCTAGAGGAGTTACAAGTGCGGAAAAAGTTCGTTATGCTGCAAGTGATTTTGTTTTTAATTATTTAATCGCAAACTCAGAGGCTTTTAAAGTAATCGCTGGAGACCCTGCATTATTCTACAAAAAGAGTAGCAAAGAAAATGCTACTATAATGGATGATATTGAGGAAACTTATATCAACTTAGGTAAACGTCTTGCTAAAGATATCGCTCCAGGATTAGAACTTGCAGATTCACAACATAATAAATACTACCAAGTTTTCTTCAATGATAAAAAAATGAAGAGTAACAATGTATCTGATCCAATACAAAAGGCGTATTTCGACAAAATTATTAAAAACTTTAGTAAAAACTACTCAGGAATTGAAGGATCCGATGCACAGGAATATACCACTTGGAGAGAACATTTATATGTACTAAATCAATTAGGACGTATTACTGAGAAGCAGCACAATACTATTAAAACTAAACTAGAAAATAATGAAAATTTAAGTTCTAATGAATTAGGATTAGTATTCCAGCCATTAAAACCTGTTTACACAGGAAACATTACAGATACAGATAGAAATGTAGACCGAGTAGTTTATATTAAATCCTCTAGTTTCCCGTTGATTCCTCAATTAACTGCAGGTCTTGAGATAGATAAAGTAAGAGCTGCTTTAGAAAAATTTGAGAATAATAATAAGTCAGGAAGAAATGCTGATGGAACTCATGTAACAGTGCGTGCATCTTTTGGTACCGCAAATAAAGTTGGAGCTATCAAAAACGGAGTAGATGTTTTCAATGACGACGGATCAGTAAAAGACGATTTGACTATCACAGAATCTAACACACTACTACTTCCAAGAAGTAATTTCAGAATTCAGCAGGATGTTCCTTATAAAATAGAGAAGAATGAAATTAACGTGGGTACCCAAGAGAGAAAACTCTTGTTTGTAAACATGTTAGATGTAGAAATCGAACCAGGAGTTTCTGGAAAAGAATTATTTCAGTCATATAATAATGCTTATGAAAACCTATTTGTTCATAAGTACGAAAAATTAATGGAACGTTTTGGCTTAGTGGAAACTACCGTTGAAGGAAAGTTTGATTCTATGTATGAAACTTCAGAAGATTCTACTATCTTTGACAGAATAATTGAACGTGATAATCAAATAGCTAACGCAACAAATCCTGTATCGAAAAAAGCTATTAAAGCAGGTTTCGAGGAAGCAGAAGGAGAGCTAGAAGCAGCACGTGCAGATTATATTAATAAGAATTTTGATAAGATTGTCGAAATGTTAAGCAACAATAATGTTGAAACACTTTTCGTACAAAAAGATAAATTTGAACAAAATTGCGACTAATGGAAATGAAACCCTTATTATCAGACATTGAGATCAAAGCACTAAATACTTTTGGTCTATTTGAATTAACTGCTTCTCATACATATATGCATTTAGCTAACAGAATGAAATCTTTAGGCTATTTCGGTATGGAAGCATTTTTTAAAAATGAATCAGACGACGAAAGAGTACACTATCGTAAACTAGAACAATTTATGAACGACATGAGTTGTGAGTTAGAAGTGCCATCTTTAGATCCTGTTAAATCAGATATTACTAATGTAGAAGGTGCTTTAGTTATGGCATACGATATGGAGCTAACATTATTAAACTTATACGAAAAAGTATATAGCTCTGAAGTATCTGCAAAAGTTAAAGTAATCTTACAAGACTTTATTACTATTCAAACTGGCGCCGTAGGAGAATACGGAGATTTGCGCAATCGATTAAAACTTACTGACAACATGTTGGTATTTGATGCAGATATGCTAGAAAGAAGTGAGAATGAAGGGTAAATCTTAGACAATGAGTTGTAAGTATTTAGTTAATGGTAAATGGATCTCCGAGGGAGAACTTAAACAAGTATTGAATAATGGATTACTAGATAATCTAATTGCTAACAATACTATTGCTTTAGAAGGATTTCCAAAGGATCCTAATAAAATAATTTCTGTAAAAGAAAACAGATTTATTAATACTACTAAATCAATACCTGCTAAAATACTAGCAGATATTTTAACAAAAGAAGTTGCAACTCGACCAGGATATCCACAAAATATAGCTGCTGCATTAGAATTAAATAAAGCAGGAACAGATTTTAAAATTCCATTATGGTCTTCTCCTTATGCAGATAAATTTGAAGCATTGCTTACATCATTAATTTCTAATAATGTTGTTAAGCAAAAGTTCCCTGGGCATTCTTATGTCTTAGGATCAGAAGAAGGATTTAGATTAAAACAAGGTAAAAATACTAAAGAGCTTAAAAAATCAGGAATAATTTTTACAGAAAAGTTTGACCCAGAAAAAGGATTGCAGCCAATGCGCCATGATCCTGAAACAGGTAAAATACTTCCTGCACAAATTATGATTCCTTTTAGATTTAAGGATGAAAAAGGAAATGTATTAAATATTAAAGACTTTACCAAAGAAGTTGATGGTAGATTAGTAATTGATTATACTAAACTTCCAGAAAAAGCACTGCAACTATTTGGTTTCCGTATTCCTACCCAAGAGCAAAACTCTATGGCCGCTGTAGAAATAGTAGGTTTCACAGATAGTTTATCAGGGGATTTAATTTTAGCCCCGCGTGATTTTACTAAACAGATGGGGTCCGACTTTGACGTTGATAAATTGTACACGTACATGTACAATACGTATTATAAAGACGGTAGAATACATACAGACTTTTTATCTGACAAAAACAAGATAGACACTAAAATTAAAGAAGTTAAAGAAGAGATTGAATTAATCCGCGCAGAATTAAAACTATCTAAAGAAGAAGATGAGGTTTTAAATAAATTCTTAAAAAAAGAAGCTGCAGAAGACGTAGAAGAAATATCAGAAGAGCAATTGTCGAATTTGCTTACTAATATGTCTAAGAGAGCTAAAGAAGATATTGTTAAAGATTTAAACAATGCACTAGACGAACTCTCAGTTTTAAAACGTTCTTATGTAGCAGCTAATCAAAATGAGATTATAAACATTCACCAAAGAGTAATGACTTCAAATAATCCTGAAGTTATTCGTGCAATTATGTCATTAGACAGTGCAGGAGAATTTAAATCTTGGGCAGAAAAAATTAATAATATAAGAACAGAAAAAGGAAAGGTTCCGCCTATTGTTAGTTTGCTATCAGACGAATACCAAAAAATAAAATACATCAACGCTACCGCAGGTAAAGACGGTGTAGGTACTTTTTCATTAGACTCTACTTTTAATGCAACAGCACAAGGAAAAGACTTAGTATTTATCAATCTTTCTGATGAAGCTATGGATGAGTTATTTCAATTTGGAATAACACCTTCTGCTTCAGAAGTTATGGAAGCTAATAATCCAGTTACTACTTTTGGAGATATTACTTCTAAAGGAGATATGTCTAATAAATATACATTGCGATCTCAACAAATTATAGAGAATGCTAAAAAAGAAGGCAGAAAACTTTCAGACGAAGAAAAACAGTCCCTTAAAACTAAATCTGTAATCATTCGATCCTTGCAGTCAGGTGCCGTAGATAATGAAAAAGAGCAGATTCTTGATAAATTAAATATCAATAACGGTACATTTGATGCTATTAGAGCATTGGCAATACTAGGTTTTGAAGAAGATGATATTGTCTCTTTAATTACCCAAGATATTATTTGGGAATATTTAGAAGAAATTGCAAACACACAATCTTCTTTGACCCAATTTGTTCCTAATATAGAAGATAAAATCCTAGAAAAACTTACAGCAAAGTATGATCCAAAAGGAACGCTAGCAGATATGGAAGAGTCTAGAGTAAAAGAAATTGAAAATTACTCAGCAGAGACTTTAATAGATCTACTAAAAACTTCTAATTTAACTGAAGGACAAAGTAACTTTAAAAATGTAGAACAGTTAATACTTCTTAGTAAGTTTAGATCTTTATCTGAAATAGGAAAAGATATTAAAAAACTACAAGGAGCTATCAACACAGAGTCTAAAGGTGTTCCAAAATCTATTATTGAATCATTTACTAAACTAAAACAGATTAATAATATTGGAACAGGCAGTGTGTTTAACGCAGAGAGATTACTCGGTGAATACGAAGTTACTCCACAAGGCAGCACTCTCATCAAGCCTACTACTATTAATGGGTTTGCTTCGTTCTACGGAACAAAAACAGCAACTGATTTATTTAATAAGTACTTTCCATACAAAGAAAAAGGATTTGAAACATTAGTAGATGAGATAGTATTCTTAACTCATGGGGAAACTCCTATATCTACAACTAAGCAAACAGAAATACGTCAAGAAATTTTTGACAATATCCGTTCTTATTTTTATTCTTCTCGTGATTTAGGTATGTTTACCGAGGATCCATTCTCTGAGCGCAAAAGATTATTTATTGACAGTAAGGCTACAGAAACTACTCCAGAAAATAAATCATTGGCTAAAATACTATCATTGATACAAAACAATAAATGGTACCGTGAAAACGGATTCTTAAATAAACTACAACCTAATTTAAATTCCAACGGAGATATTTCAAGAGTTACTTTTGAAGCAGCTACTGCGGAAAACTTTGATGAAAAAAATATATACATAGGGTTTATCTCTTTGCTTGATAAAAATTTCCCTATTGGAAACTTTAATGGTAAAGAATATACTAGTAGAATGCTAGCACAAGATTTAATTATGGCTGCATTTTTAGATGGTGGACAACAAGGAGCTAAACAATATTTAAAATACATACCAACTGCATACTTAAAAACTACAGGATTTGGTAATTATTTAAATAGAATCACTTTTGATTTTGAAAATACTTTTGGTGGTAACGAAATGGACGGTAAATATAATCCACTACAGCCTTCTAAGTTTGCTCGCCAGTATTTACAAAACAATCCTACAAGCGCAAAACGAATTACATTAGCAGATACTCAGGAAAAAAGTGATAAACTTCCTGATACATTTAAACTAACTAAAGAAGCAGTAAAAGATAATATTGTTAGTGTAATAATCGGCGGAGATACTTTCCAAACACAAACTAAATTTTTAAGTATTTTCGATAGCAAAACTCCTGGTAAATTTGCTTTGTATGAATATAATAGTTCTACACAATCTTATAATAGAATACCTACTTTAGCAGGAGACTATGGATTTAAACAATATAATATCTATCAAGATACTCCTGTTTCTATTATAACAAAACAGGATCCTAAAACTAAAGCAACTCAACAAATACTTCCTCCAGCAAATACGGCACCGCCGTTAAATACTTCTGGACCAGTAGTAAATAATTTAAAAGTTACTGTTCCTGTTAGAACAGATTTAAGAGGTGCGGAAAAAATCAACGATCTTTTAAATAAATTAGAAGAAAATAAATTAGTTAGTGTTTACAACAAAAATCTAATTACTTTATTAAGAAGTATGCCAGATTTAGATAAAATAAATGTTGTTTACAATGATGATTATACAGCGGCGGGAAGCTATAATAGTGAAAGCAATACTGTAACACTCAATTTTAAACTTATGAATAATTTAGAGTTTACAGAAAACAAAAAAGCTTCTACAATTATTCATGAATTAATTCATGCCTACAGTTCTAGTGTAATTAAGGCTTATCAAAAAAATGATCTTAGCAAATTAACAAAAGCACAGATTAAAACTGTAGAAAAATTAAAAGCACTTCAAAAAGAATACATCGATTCTTTAGTAGCTTCTGGAAATAAAGCAGATTTAATTACTTTCCATAATACTTATTGGACTAAAAAATTAGAAAATAAAAAAATAAGCAAAGAAGATTATGATAAAATTATTGCTCGTGGTCCAGCAGGATTAGGTACTGATGAAACAACTCCATTAGAATTTAACACAGAAGCTCTTAGTAAATACTATGGAGCAATTAAATTAGAAGAGTTTGTAACAATGGCTCTTACAGATGAAGGATTCCAAAGATTACTTAATGAAGTAGAATCTGGTGACCCTCTGCCTTTCTGGCAACAGTTAGTAGATTTATTAATAGAGTTAATAGAAGGGGCGTTAGATATCAAAATAAACAAAACTTCTATACTTCCTAATGCTATTGAAGAATCGTTGAATCTTTTGAAAACTAATATTAATAATATTGTCCCAGCTATTTCTACACAACCAACTATTCAACCTACTGAAGTTAAAGAAGAAGTACAAGAACCTAAATATGAATTATTTCCAGGAGTTTATGCTAATCAAGGGCAAAGAACAGCTATTGATTTACTTACAGATTTCTTAGATTCGGACAAAACAGCTTTCTTATTACAAGGAAAAGGTGGTACAGGAAAAACTACAATTATCAAAAAAGTAGTAGCGGAAGCACAAGCAAATGGTATGTCAGTACTTGGTATAGCCCCTACTCATAAAGCTAAAAAAATACTAGGCAATTCTATTAAAACTATCAAGACTACTACTTTAGCTGCAGCATTAGCAATTAAATTAGATGAGTCTACTGGTAAATTTACTCCAGATGAATTTGCAAGGAGTCGTGGTAGGGTTCCTATTAAAGGGGCACAATTAATAGTTTTAGATGAATCATCTATGATCTCTGATAAATTATTAGAAGAAATTAAACAGATGTTGCCTAAAGGTTCTAAGATTATTTTCATGGGAGACCGTGCTCAGTTACCTCCTGTTGGACAAGAATCTGACAGTAAAGTATTTGATGTACAAAATGGTTATGAGTTAACAGAAAAAATGCGCCAAGCAGCAACTTCCCCTATTATTAATATTGGAAGTAAAGTAGCAGCTAACGTAGAGACTACAGAAAACAGGGTAGCAAATCCTATAGAAAATTCTGATAGAATTAATCAAGTAGATCCTATTAGTGGTTCTTCTGTAACTTGGGAGTCAAATGAAACAAAAGCTCTAGATGATTTTGCTCAAGATATTAGAGATGCTAATGGAGATTTAAATTTTGCAAAAATTGTTACATTTAATAATCAAAACCACAATAATCCACAATCTGTTAAAAATCTAAATAAAAAAATCAGAGAAAGATTATTTGGGGACGAAGCAAAAGAAAAACAATTTATTCCTGGGGAAATTTTAACTGCTTATGATTCTTTTGGTGGAGAACAGCCTGAATTCTATAATAGTGAAGATTTCACAGTAGCAAATGCAGAAGAAAGAAAAGATAGCAAGTTTACTGCTACTGCAAATTCTGCTGCTAAAGGAGTAAGATCAGTAGATATAACTCTTGATATAGTTTACTTAGATTTAATAAATGAAGAAGGTAAAACTCTTCGTAACATTCCTGTTGTTGCAGAAAGCAGTAAAGCACTTTACGAAAATACTCTTCAGAAATTATTTAAAACAGATCCGCAATTAGCTTATAGTTTACAAAACAAATTTGCTAATTTAGAATATGGTTATGCGATTACTTCTCACAAAGCACAAGGTTCTACTTATACTAATGTGTATGTAATGGAAGATAATATAATGGGCCCTTCAAACGGAGGATCTATTAAAGCTAAAAACCAATCTTTGTATGTAGCAGTTTCTAGACCTACTACTAAATTAGTAATGGTTTCAAATAAAAACAGTGGACAACAAGCTCCTGCAAAATCTTTCAATCCTATGAGTTTTTCTCCAGAGGAAATGGAAAATTTAAGACAAGCTAACCGTCCTTCATTTGAAGACGAGCAAGCATACAATAATATGATGGGCTACTCAGATGAATTAATAGACCCAACTATTTTAAATCCTTCTGAAATGGAAGAATTTTTGTTACTTTGTAAGAAATAATTAATATGGTAAAAGCTTGTCCAAATCCAGATGATTCTCAGTGGAAAGAACTAGTTAAACAAGTAGGAGATCGTTTAGCTAATATGGCATTTGTATCTAATGGATACGAAATTCCTAATGTAAGGCCTATTTCAGAAATTAAAAAAGCAATAGGATTTAAATCTGAGGTACATGATTATGCATCAATTGCTAAAAAGATTAAACAATACAACGCAAGTAACGGCACTAGTCATAGTTTTGTTGCTAAACAATTAGGACAATCTACTTTATATACATTAGAATTATTTCCTAACTATCTTCCTGTCAATGCAGAGCTTAAAAGACAAAGAGACGAAGTTACTTTTGAAAGTCTCCGTGTAGAAGGCAGAGAAAAATATAAAAAATCTTTGACTGCTTTATATAACATGCCTTATAAAGCACTTGAAAAAGAATCTGATTTAGGAAGGTTTAATGAAGAAGGAGATTTTATTCCTATCGATGATTACATTGATGAGTTAGTTGCTACAGCTCCTGGACAAGTAGAAGCAGTAGAAATAAAAAGACGACAAAAGATTGACAAGGAAATTCTTAAAGTTCGCGAACAATTACGCTTTGAAGAAGACCCTGTTAAAATACGAGACCTAAATATTAAAGCACAAAAATTAGCAATTCAACGTGAGTCTACTGAAGCTAATATTACTATGGCTCAAAAAATAGATTCTTTTGAATCTGTTGCTAGTTTTGCGGATGAGCAGTTAGACACAGTAGATCAAATTTTAAATAAAGACACTGTTACTTTTGAGGATTTACAATTTGCTAGAAGAACTATTGACTTGTGGAAAGCCGCAGGTGATTTCTCTACTACTCCTGATAAACATATAATTTTAGATCCAGGAGAATTCTCGACTCCAGAAATTAGAAATATCTTTAAGAACTTTCAAAATAAAGCAGAAGAGCTTGATAGTATTCTTCAACAATTAGAAGAAGATTATTTAGTAGAATTTGTTAGAGAACATACTAATGAGAATATTACTAAAGATGAAGTATTCAAATTATTTACTGATGCAGGTAAATTAGCTACTCTTACTAAAAACTTAGGCCGTCATGATAATGCAATTTTATCTGCAATTTTTAATGCAGTAGAAAAAGCTAATATTAAAGCGCAGTTTGAGGCTAATGATGTTTGGGAAGATATTGATAAATTATCTAAAGCAGTTTTAAAGAAAACAGGAAATAACTATAATATCTTTAAACAATTAAACGATGACAGCACCGCTACTGGCAGATTAGTAAGTAGATTTTCTGCAAGTTTTTATGACCAAAGAAATAAACTTATTGATTTAGCATTTAATCAAGTAGATAGTACAGGGCAAAAAAAGAAAACTCCTGAAGCAGTAGATGCATATTTTAATTGGGTAAAAAAGAACACAATTACTTTTGATCCACGTATATTATTTCCAGATGCTAGTGAAGAAGAAGGAATAATTCCTGAAAAGTACATTTATAAAAGGGTATCCTATAGTGACACACAACGTAATGCACATATTGCAGAACTAAAAGCAAACTTAGGAGAAAAGGGATATGAGTACTATATTGATAGTTTAAAAAGAAAACTAGATAAATTTAAAGTTCAAAGAGAAGCTAAATATTTTGCTATTCAAGCAGAGCCAGGATTATCGGAAGAAGGTAAAGAACATTTGTTTGAAGAATGGTTAAAAGAATGGTCTCCATATTGGGGAGCAGACATGGCAGAAAACCCAGCCTCAAGAATTAAAAAAACTGAAGGAGGCAAGACTAGTTATTATTCTCCACAAGGAACAATTGATTATGGCATTCAAGTACCAAGAAAAACAGTAGAGGGTCAAGATACTTCATGGTACGATAAAAATTACGAAAAGATTGAGAATGATGCAGATTTGTTAGCATTTCACAATTTAACTATGAAGAGTTTGAATCAAATGAGAATGATTCTTCCTCCTCAAAAACGTAAATTAATGAGCATTGGAGTTATTCCTACTATGAAAAAGTCTATAATGGATATCTTTTCAGAAAAAGGAATGGCTATGGGAGTTCGTCCATTTATGGATAAGCTTACTCAGCTTCAAACTACTACCGATTTAGCTACAGAAATTGTTTCAGATATTAACCCTGTTACAAAAGAAATTGATAAACAAATACAGTTGCAGTTTATAGAAGATGCAGATGCTAAGATTGCCGATATCGTTAAGCTAAAGAAAATTAAATACGAACAAGAAACTGGAAAAATTGCAAGTAACGAGGAGTTACGTAGATTTAAGAAAGAAGCTCGTACAGAATTAGCACAAGATAAATCATGGGATTTAGCAAAAATAATGAAAGCATATACTCTCACAGTACTTGCTTACAAACATAAATCTTTTATTGAACCTCAGATTAAACTTGCTGAACGAGTATTTAAAGCTCAAGAAGAAGTTATCACTAATGAAGCAGGTATGGCTAAGACTAAAAATGATGCCATAGCTACTCAAAAAGGATTGCAAAATTACATTTCTGCTTTAAACTTTTTCTTAGACTCTACTTATTATAATATAGGAGGACGTAAGATTGAAGGTGTTACTAACAAAAAGTTATACACTAAACAAGAACAAGAAAAAAAGAAAAATCTAGAAGAGTTAGTAGCACAAGAAACGGATCCTAAGAAAAAAGAATTCTTAGAAGCACAAATAGATGCTTTAGGAGGATTTAGAACTGCATCAGGAACTTTCGATGCTGTATTAAAATTCATGACTTTTAAAGGTTTAGGATGGAACGTTGGTTCTGCTTTTTCTAATATTGGATTTGGAGTTATTACCAACCTTACTGAAGCTTCTGCAGGGATCCATTATAATATGGCCCAAATGAAAAAAGCATATATGCTTACTACTAATTCTGTAGGAAGGTATTTATCAGGAAACACAATGTTTAATAATGAAGACAGCAATGCTGTTAAAATTAGAACATTGATGGATAAATATAATTTACTACAAACTTCTAACAAAGAGCTTTATGATACTTCTCAAAAATCATCTTTCAATAAATTAAAAAGATTCGGACCTTTTACATTACAAGAAAGATCCGAGTATTTAAACTACGCTCCAGTAATGATTGCTACCATGATGAATATGAAGGCAACAAATGCTGAAGGCAAAGAAGTAGAATTATGGGAAGCCTATGACACAGACGGAAAACTAAAAGAAGGTTTTACAACTAATGTGGATGAAACACAAATGGTTCAGAAGATAAAACGAATTATCGAAATGAACCATGGTGACTATAATAATGCACTACAAATTAAAGCTACAGTTGCAGGAAGAGCAGTAAGCCAATTTAGAACTTGGATGTTTGAAGGGTTTGCTAATCGATTTGAAAAAGAAAAAGTAGATTATGCATTATCTTATGGATTAGACGAGCCTTATGTTAGAAAAGGTAGATATAGAAGTTTTTCTGCAGGGCAATTAGTCGCAACAGGAGCCGCTTTGGGAACATTGTTTTTTCCAGGAATTGGAACAGCAGCTTTAGCAGGAGCAGGATACCTGGGTGGTAAAATTTTTGGGTTGCAGGAAAGCGAGAATGTATTATCAGATACACTATTCACTTTAAAGCAACTAGCTAGAAAATTAATATTTAAGCCTACTAAATTTCAAGATAAGTTTAATGCTGTCGATGCTGCTAATATGCGTCGTAATATGACAGAGCTTTATATCTTGATGGGACTAACAGCATTTATGGTATTATTAAAAGGATTAGTAATAGACGATGACGATGAAGAAAAAAATGGAGACAAAGCTTTCATGGCTAAGTTTCTATTTAATCAGGCTACAAGGCTTTCTACTGATATCACATTCTATACTAATCCTATAGAATTTGACAAACTAACAAAAACAGCAGTGCCAATGGCAAAAGTCATAGATGATTCTTACACAATCTTTAAAGACATGAAAGCTTTCTTAGATGATGAGGAAAACAATGATGTATTTTCTTCAGGTGCTTTTAAAGATGAATTTAAATTAAAAATTCACTTAGGAGAATTTATTCCAGGAACTGCACAAGCAATTAAACTCTACAGACTAGGAGACAGAGTTATTGAATAAGAAAAAAGCCACTCATAAAGTGGCTTTTATTTTTTCTAATTCTTCGTCAGATAACTCTGATATTAATACACGATTAAAATCAAGTCCTTGTCGAAATAAATCAGCAATTGCTGTAAGGGCTAAACCATCACTAGTAGCAATTAAACCTGCTATCTTATCTATAGCAAACATCATATCTGCAGCATTTTTATCATCAACTTTCCAAATCCTATCTCGATTACGGCTGTTTTTAAGATTCAGCATGTTTACTGCTTCGCGTACTTTGTTCGCTACAGGGCCCTGATCGTAGATAGTGCCTTTTAATTCAAACTGACAATTTAATACTACTTGGAATGCTGCTAGCATAATAATATATGTCACAGACCCTTCTTCTAATTCTTCTACTTCTTCTGTCATAATCCTTCTATTACAGCTGCAAACTTTTCAATAAATTCTCTCATAATAGATTCTTCTGTTACAGCTTCTTCGACAGCCTCTTCAACAGCTTCTTCTAACTCTACAAATCTAGTAGCTCTAAAAGCAGGTTCTTGAATAGCACATATCAAAGATTGGTAGATAGGCAGATTGTAGAGTCCTTCAAGTACTATACCATCTACTATTCCTCCATTTTCAAACACATCCCTTACAATGTAATCTTCGCCTTCCTTAACCCAATTCTGATAAGCATTTGCTACAAACTCTTCCATCCCTGGTTTAACAGTATCATTTATGCATCTAACTTTGCTGCCTATTCTCATATCTTTGTTTATAAGTGGTGATTAAAAATTCTACTTCATCTAATTCGCATTCATATTTTTCAGCATCTAAAAAGCGATCATCAACTTTACTTTGGTAAACTTTAAATTCTAAATGAGCCTTTTGCTCTTCTAAACTTTTAAGCAACTCTATATTCATAGCTTTGGCTCTTTGTAGTTAATAGATTTTAATACTTTATTATCTCCAGCACGGTGTGTTATATATGTATCATACCGTATTTTCATATAAGTCTGTATACCTTGCGCATTGTATTTCTCTTTTGTTTTCACTGCATCTTCTATAGTATAGTCAGCCTTTGACATATTAGACTCATAAATAGCATCGATAGTCTTAACAGGGTCAATCCCAAATTCCATCATAGCACGAATAGTTACCCATAATAAATCTCCTAAACCATCTTGTACTTCACGAATATTCATTTTATTAATACCCTCATGTACTTCTGCTAATTCTTCACGAATTAATTCCATGGACAAATTAATACGTTCCCTTTCTGGAAACTTAGGATAATTTAAATTAGGCAAGTGAAATACTTCACTCCAATGTTTTACCATACTTACTACATCTTCTCTGTTAACTGTCATCTCTTCCATAATCAAAATAAAATTGTTTTTCTGTTTCTGATACCTCATCCCAAGAATACTGGGTGGGCAAATTTAATAATTCTTTTTCAGTGTAATACGCTTCATCTTTATATCCTAAAATAGGAATGTTTTCAGCAAGTTGATTAAATGTTCCTCCTGATATCTTATACGTATAAATTATTTCTTCTAAAGTCTCTTTTGAAATGTTGTACTTAACATATAGTACTCTAACTTTTAGGCGTTTATATAATGCATCATGAATTATTTCTTTAAGTAACGATTTGGGAAAATTTACTCTTGTATAATGTTTTCGTCCTTTAGAATATTTTTTAATTATTTGTTTACCATTGAATGTTATTGTCAGTTCCTCCATGAATTTGTTCTAATAATATATTTACTTGTTCAAAATTTAAACAATGCCAATTAGTTCCCATCTTGCCATACTCATAAGGACTATCACAGGTAAAAACTGCGTGAGATTCTAAAAAAGGCGCATATTTCTGTGCCTCTTCTCCCCACAACAAAAAGATTACATTAGGTTTCTCTACTAAAATATGCAGTAAAATACTGCCGAAGAATTTTTTCCATTGCAATTTATGACTTTTTGGTTCATTTTGCAAGCATGTAAGACTTCTATTTAGCATCAATACTCCTTGCTCTGCCCATGAAGAAAAGCTTGTGTCAAATCCTAAATGTAAGTCAGGAAAAAAATTACGAATAGCAGTTGCGCAGCAATTTGTAGAAATAGTAGAAGCGTCAGAGAAAGCTAGTGGCCCAGTACCGTAGGACGGAGCAGGTTCCTCTCCTATAATTACTACTTTAAGTTTCTCATAAGGGCATAATTTTAAACTATTAAATATTGTTGAATAGTCTTCAGGAAAAACTTTCTTCATGCTGTATTCAATAGCAAGAAACATTTCTAGTTTATCCATGTACTTTGACTTTAAGAGATTTCTTAAAGCCATAGTCCATCCTTCTCCTAGTTTGTTTACCCAATAATCTTTTGTCTTCATACTCAAAATATATACCTAATAGTGTTCCATGGAATAATTTTATCATGGAGCTCTGTGAATTCTTTAATATATCTAGCTTTTAAATCATAGCGATATCTCACATTTTCCGCACCATACTGTGAAGTCTTACCTTCTTGTAATTCTGGGATCCATAATAACTTCTCTCCTAATCGATTGTTCATAAGATTTTCTTCGTGTTTCTTGATATTATGAGTCATAAAAATAACCTCAGCAAGTACTTCATCTTTATTGTCTACATAATTACTCATCATATAAAACAATTCCTCATAATCTTCTAGCCAATTGTCATAAACAATCACAGGACTAAAATTTACATGCACCTCGTAACCTGCATCTATAAAACCATCAATAGCTTTTATTCTATCAATAATCTTTGCAGTATTAGGCTCATAGATATCTGATAGTCTTTGCGGCATTAAACTAAATCTAATCCTTACTTTTCTTTCAGGATCATAATTTAAGAAAATCTCTGGAATAATTTTAGTTGCAAAAGTAGCTTTAGCAACTGGATGCTGTTTAAAGAAATCAAAAATTCTTTGCCAATCATAAAACTTAGCATGTAGTGCAAAGTCTTCATTGCACGAAATATCATAAGTTACAAACTCAGGATCCGTTTGATTCGGCTTTTCTACTTGATTCTCAAAATAAGCATGGTTATTAATACTAGTCAAAATATCTCCAATATTTTTAGCCACATCTAAACCTTTAGGTTTATGGCGTTTCATGTAGCAATTATGCGTCAATATACCATTTGCAAAATAATTTTCATTCTTTTTTACAGAAAAGTTAACAACCTTAGATTGTTTTGCTATCTTTGTTATAGCTTTAATTTTCTTAAATTTTAATTCCATGAGCTGTAAATATTGTGGTAAAATCACAAAAAAGTATACAACCTATTGTAATTCTACATGTGAAACAAATTATGCTGAATTATTTAATCAGCAATCTAAACCTACTTTTAGAACTTTTCAAGAAGCAGGTAGACATTATAATAGAGATTTCAGAACTATGAAAAAGTTTGAAGGTCTACTATTTACTATTGATAAAAATTTACCTTCTGCAAGTACAAAATGGATAATTTGTAAAATTTGCAATGAACAGTCTCCTAAATCTAAAGCAAGAAAAGGTTATTGTAAAGATTGCACTTCTCAAGGATTAGGTAAAAAAAGACAGGGCCAAATAATATCTCAAAAATATCAAGGCTCTGGAAATCCTAATTACTTAGATGGAAGTTCAAATGCTGTAGAATATCAATCTAATGAATGGTACAAGCTTAAAAAGAATTTAAACTTTACACACTGCGCATTAACTAATAACCCTGATAACATAGATTATCATCATATTATTCCAAGATGGTTTTGTAAACTTGCTAATATAGATGTATTTGATCCTAATAATATTGTAGGTTTAAATCATAACTTTCACAAAGTAGTTCATCATCTTCAGTTAGATGTTTTGCTTCTACCCAACCTCTATTCTTTGTATAAAAAGGATGCTCTCCAGTTACGGTTACACTTTGTTCATCTACTTCAATTACATAAAGTTCATCTGTATCCCGTTGACCAATTGCAGTCACTAAGTCTGTTTCAACTTTCTCGTTATTCAGGGAAAAAGAAATTACTTGATTTCCTTCCTGAATTTCTTCAGCCATTTTTGGACCAAAAGGAGTTGTAATAATAGTATCAGGGGTCACACAGTAACTGCAGTCAAGCATGCAGCCGTAGCCAAATGACGGAGTTATATAATCTGATGATCTACCAGAATGTCTTATTATAAAACTCTTTCTATTAACAAATTTTACGATTTTTTCCATTAGTCTAGTTTTAATAAAATAACAAGGGCCCATATTTCAGAGCCCTTGTCGTCACTATATAATATAGTTTTCCTAATTAAAAAATAAAGGAGGACTAAAAGCCCTCCTCTGTTGGTGATAAATGTTTCTTTTTACATTGTGAATTTATAATTGATTGATTCAATTCTTCCTTCTCTCTGTCTATAATAGGCCAAACTTCCTGATCATAAAGATTAGCAGGGGAACCAGGAGTACTTAACCTAGTTTCCCAGCTTTCTTTTAGCACATCAGATTTGTGCAAAATCAATGGAAGAGTCATAGGCTGACCGCTGAAAAAGCTATGTTTCAGAATTAGAGCCTTAGCATCTTTGCTGATCATAGAATATCCGCCTTTTAGTAATAGCTGATAATCTGCCATAGTCTCTTCAGGAACCCTAAACACTACTATTAGACATTCTTTATTATCATAATCATCCACATAATTAGGAAATGCTTGAAGTGTAGAATAAAATACATCAAAATTCACATCTCTATAGTTTCTCAACAACACAAATATATAATTCTCATTATTATACTTTGTAACACAAGTATCCGATAAATACGCATTTATAAATCTAGTTTTAAATTGCAATCTACCGAACATATCTTTGACATCACAATCAAAGAATGCTTTAGGTACTTGTAACATTGGAAACAAAAAAGTTGCGGTATATGTGTATTTTAATTCTTTCATACTCTTATAAATATACTACCTTCATTGTCATAATACTCCATAGGATATTCCCAAGCATTATTTTTTACTGCATAATTATAACGCAGTAATGCTTGTTTTAAACCTTCATACTCTCTTCCGTGAGCCTCACCGCCTACAAATCCTACAGTCATTGCCTCATTGCTTACTGCAAATACCATAGGATTATTATTAAGTTGTTTTTCTACTACAATATAAAGAAACGGTGCCACTGTGTAGCCTTTAGCAAGTAACTCTTGAATACGAGGATCTCTGTTTAAACCATAACCATAAGTTGCAGCTTGAAAATCATAGCGATACTTCCAAAACTCATACTCAAATCCTGTTACAGGTTTGCTAGTAGTTTTGAAATCTATAGGAAAGATTCTTTTAGTCTCGTGATTTATAGCTACACGATCCAACTCTCCCTTCATCTCTACTCCTTCTATTTCAAATTCCACAATAAACCTGTTAATAAACTCCATATTTTTATCAAATTTAGCGTCTACAAATTGTTTAGTGTAAGTATCCGCTTTGAGAGCCATAACACAATTTACCGCATTAGCGTATTCTGTTTCAGTCACTGGTGTTCTACCAACCATTGTCTTGAGCAAATTAAAATACTCACTGCCTTGTTCGATAATTTTAGCAACTTTAGTCTCTGGTTTCCAATTTGACTGATAATTAAAAGTAGTACAAGCATCAGCAATAAAATCATTATAAGCAGATAATCCAAATATTAAATCATCTTCTTCTTTCTTTTCTTCTATTGCCCAAGCAAATACTTGCGCAACAATTGTCTGTACAGTCTCACTACATTTTGTTTCATCAGGAATCTTTACAAATCTCTTTTCAAAATCTTCTCTGGTTCCCATCAACATAATATCTACTACACTGCCAAAGATAAAATGATCAGGTGTCACATCATCATCCTGATTTTCCATTTTATCTACTGCTAGTAGATATGCTTTAGGGCTTGTAAGAATCTTTTTTAAAGAGCTTTGATTCACTTTCTTGATACCTCTATAATCTTCCATGCTTTTTAATTGTTTTAATTCTGTAAACTAATTTTCTATTAGCAAAGTCATCAATTGGAATATACTCATAAGTAGTTCTTTGAAGATGCTCAACAGTATCGTCAGGAAGAATTCCTTTCTTTACCATCACATCATCTAAACACTTTAGCCAAATTAAGGCCAAATTACCTATATCCCAATTAGGTTTATACCCAGTGGGAGCAGGATTCCAACTAACTCTTCGCTTTTTCGTTTGTTTGTCCAACACCATTTTCATAGTCCCGAAATTTAAAGGCGCAAATACCGTCAATTTTGTTTCCACAGGACCTTGTATTGTAAGATTATCAGGGATATTCTTTTCAATATATCCATGCATTGCTGCAATTAGCGCAGCCCTTGTAGTGTAATGTACAGAAGCATGGATCTTATTGTAACCAATTTTGACCCATACTTTCTGACTTTGTGGTATATGCGTGATAAATTGCGGAAACTCTAGTTTCAATTCACTCACCATAATCTGTTTGTTTTATATCCATTTTACATCTTCTTCAACAGAATTTTGTGTTTCAGGAGTTGCTTCAATTTCTACAGGAATAAAATCTTGTACAGTCTCATGTATATAATTAGTGTTTAAAAGTGCAAGAGTTTCTTCTTGTAAAGTAATAGATTTTACTTTAAAATATTTTTTATCTCCATATTGAGTAACTTCAAAAGAATATCTTTTCAAAATTTCTTCTACTTTATCTTCAGTAAGAACATTTTTATTTATCAAGCTATCCATAATTTCATCAATAGATGTACCCATAGAAGTTCTATCTTTTCCTAAATAAGAAAGAAGACTTTTAAAGTTAACATGATTTTTTGCAGAACAATTAGCAAAATTATAAGAATATTCTTTAAAGAGAAACTCTAAATACAACAAGCTTTCACGATAATTACAATTAGCCATAATTTCCATAGCCATAGTGTGATTATCTTCGTCACTACTTTTTAACATTGCTTCTAATTGATCATATACTTCAGAATCAATTACAACAGAATCTTTACCATTAATTTTATCTAATAATGCAGTTTCAGAATAAAGTTCTAAATCTTTTACTTTATCATATAAACTAAAATCTTCACTATTAATCTTATAAACTCTATGAGATTCTCTCATCTCTCTAATAGCAACACCTACATTTATAATTAAATTTTTATAAATATTAAGGTATTCATAGCTTAAAGTATTACAAGTATTCCAATTAGTTAATATGATAGGTTTATCATAAAACTCTAAAGCAATTTTTACTTTTTCTTTATCATGCTCATCTAAATGTTTCTCTGCTGCATCAATAAAATCTTTAAACAAATCTGTAGGAATAGAATATTCCCATGCTGTATCAGTCATTTTTGCAGCAGTATTAGTTCCTGCAAAAATTACATTAGCTTCTAAAGGATCTCTAACAGTTTTAGTATTATAATTTATTGCTAAATCTTTTAGTTTAATCCTTGGAATATTTACACCAGGCATAAAATATAATTTATCGCCTATCTTCGGAGTATAATCATGATGTTTAATATTAATCACTTGATCATAATTATCCATATATAAATTACTGTCTATATGAATTTTGCAAAAAGTAATTTCTCTAGAAGTATCATCTGTCTGCATGTCCACAGTAAGATATAGGTACTGTCCTTTTTCTAATCCCATAATTTCTATTATTTAATTGCCATCTTTACGACAAGCGGGTTCAACATTAATTTACTAAACTTAGGTTTGTTACCATTAAGCAATTCTTTGACAATGTAATATTTCAAATCTTCAGTAAATACTTTAGTATCAGTAGTCAGCTTAACGAGTCTTTGAATCATAGCATCAGGAATACTTTTGGTTTTCGCCATATTTAAAGAGAAATTTACCACACGAGTTGCTACAATACTAGAAATATCTGCTCTAAAGTCATCATCTTCTCCTATCATATCTTTCAATGCTCCCATCACATAGCCTTCATCTTTTGTCAAGATATCTTCGGGCCCTATAATTCTATCAAGTTTGTTATTGATAAACATAGTAAACATCCCAGAAAAATCTGTACCCACAGAACCTTCACCAATCATTTGTATCAACGGCAATTGATCTTCGAATTTAGGAATAGAACTAATTGCATTAAAGAATGTAGTAATCGATCTTGGATTTACTCTTTGAGTTACTAACTCTGGATTCATCAACATGAAGTTAATACAACGGCCATCAATCTTTACTTCCTCTGCCCATTTAGCCCATACGTTAACGTCATATTTCAATTCTACAGAAATAAAACGAGTTTGTTGAGCTACGTCAAGTGTAGTTACATTGTAATCACCGTTATCAGGATTAGTAGTCAAAATAACATGCCAATTTTTAGGAAGTTTCCATGAAATATATTCTTGTCTGTCACATATTTCCATAGTTGCTTGCATAAATCTTGGCTCGGCGCGAGTAAAATCATCTAAGATTAAAATACCGCCTTCTTCTTTACCCTGAATCCATTCTGGCGCAGCATGAGACATTCGTTTGTCTACTACTTTATAACCTTTAGAACTTGCTGTTTCAATTTCTTGCTCAGTAATCCAAAGAGTTTTACCTTCAGCATTTTTAACTTTAAATTCTTTGATAGGAAAACCGATAAGATCACCCAACTCTTCTATTTGAGATAGATTTAGTTTTACAACAGATAATCCTAATTCTTCTCCCAACTGAAGTATTGCGGAAGTTTTACCGAGCCCCGCATCGCCAGCGATATTCACAGTTACAGGCACTTTGCCATCTGCTTGAATAGCTTGATTATTGCTCACCATGTGTTTGACGAAGTTTTTTAACTCGTCTACATTTAATTTTACTTGATTCATTTATTAATTTTTTAAAGTTCGAGTTTAATTACTCTTCCAGGAAGAGATTCATTCATGCTGGATCTTTCAGATAAAACCCATAAAATTTTTCCTGACGGTTTTTTATGAGTAGTACACTCACCGTCAGTAAAATAGATTAAACTTGTAAATTGGCGATTTTGCTCAAAATATTCTAATACAGGATCAAAGGATGTTCCACCTCTACCAGATACTTTTAATTCAAATTTACCTTTGTAATCTTCAATAGATGTAATCTGCGTATCACATTGTACAATTGTGATATCTACACCTGCTTTATGAATATGATAAATCTCATTCATAAATTCTTTAAGCTCAGTGTCACTAACAGAACCTGATGTATCTATTGCTAGCAACATCTTTTGACGCATCTTAATCTTTAAACCAGGATTATCAGAGAATCTTTTATTATCCTTTCTTCTAAGTTTCTTAGTAAAAATCTTAGTAGATATCCCTGTAAACCTACGGATATAAGCTCGCCAATTAAATTTAGGAGCAAGTATCTCATCGATTATAATTAAACCATCAATTTCCCCAGGAACATGGCCTTGTTTCTTCAAAGTTTGTTCCTTAGCTTCAGATAAAATTCTCTGAACCTGCTTATCAATAAGCTTTTGTTCTGCCTCAGATAAATCTTCAAATTCATCCCACGTACTGTGATCAGGAGTTCCTTCACCTTGATCTAATTGATCACATAGTTTATCAAAATTACTATCACCAGAAGTTCCTGTTTGATCCTTTTGATCTTTAGCAAGTCTTAGTCTATCATAATAATAACGACAGCCTGCTTTTGTATCTAAGTTTAAATCTGAATAGTTTTCAATAAATATGCCGTTTTCAGGGAGCCAATCTTTAGGAATATATTGATTAATTTCCATATCCATTGCGATATTAGCAAGCTTTCTATCAGAGAACTTAAACACAATAGATAAATGACCAAATGCAATATGAAGAAGCTCATGTTTTAAAATACCCAATCTTTGCTCATCATTTAATTCTTCCCAAAAGTTAGAATTAATAATCAATTGATAATTGATACCATTTTTACCTACACCAGCAGTGGGGATTTTTTCAGACCAAAACTTATTTAATTGAATCAAAAAGAACCCGTAATAGGGCTCCTGCAACATTAAATCTTTACTAGCTTTTGCTAGCATTTCTACTTTATTCATCTTTATAAAGTTTTAATAATTTTTTCCACAGTTGTACTCGCTTCCTGTATGCCTACTGCTTTTACAAGATCCGAAAAGTCGGTTACTTTTGGCATTTTAGGAATTGAGATATATGGAATATTATATTTTTCTACGAATTTTATTGCTAAAGCCTCGCCAGGCTCATCATTGTCGAATAAACAGATTACTTTTTTAAATCTTTGCTTATACTCATCCATAACAGAATCTTTCATCATAATAGATTCTGATTGAAGGCCGATAGCAGAAATGTTTAAGCAATCGTGTATTGACATCACATCTTTCAAAGACTTTGTAATAATTAGTAGGTCTCCAGATTTAGGCAATTGTGTGTAACCTTGATGTACGGTAGAGTCCGCATTATTTATCCACTTTTTAATCCTTGTTTCCAAAGGCTGATAAATTTTATAGCTAACCCGATTATCCTTATATTCTATATACGCATACGCAAATTGGTGCGCTTTTACACCACTTTCATTATAAAATATATAATCAATAGGTCTAACATTAAACTTCTCTAAAGTTGATTTTTTAATACCAAAGGACGACCAATATACCTTATCTCTAGTCATCCACGGACGAAACTTTACTCCTAATTCTACTCTATTTCTTTCTATGATTCTTGTATAGTTAGCTATTTGTTTATTTGCTACTACATCAAATTGGGATAATCCCATATCAAAAGCAATTTTTTTCATTGCTTCACCATAAGATAAATCAAACATCTTCATAACTAACACTACAAAATCCCCACAGGCACCAGTAGCAAAGTCTTTGAACATTAAAATATTTCGATTTATTCTATGAAAATATAGAGCAAATGACGGAATATTGTCCTCCCTCAATGGACTATGATATACTCCTAAAGAACTAATGTCTTCTCCTAAATAAAAAGAAAATACATCTTCCTGTGTAACAGATTTTAGAATATCTTCTCTTGTAATTAGGCTATTAAATGCAATTGAATCTAGATTAATTTCTTTCATAAGAAAAAAAGAGAGGAGCATTTATACTCCTCTCTGTAAAGTTAATTAGTTTTTAATCACCAATCATCTCCCTCGATGATGCTATCTGCAGTTGCTGGCGCACTAACAGTATCTTTTTCAATACGAGACATCGCATCGATGTTAGATACTTTCAAGCGAGAATCTGCAAGAGATACAGTCATACGCTCCATAAATGGAACCCAAGAACGAGGTTGAATATATTGCTTAACAGATTGCGTAGAACCATAGTTAGCAAAGATTCTAAATTTACCTCCTTGAGCTAAACCATCACGGATTGCTTTCATACAAGAATCAAGGAATGCACGAGAAGTATCACCGCTAACTGCAGGCATTTTATCTCCATAAATACAATGGATAATGTGTTTCATCACTTTACCTTGTTTTTGTACTTGCTCTTCAATAGAAGCATAATCAGTAGCTTTCTCAACATACCAGAAAGAGCTGTTACAACTTCCACCATTCTCATCAGTGAAAGTCAATTTGTAATCAGGAGAACCTTCTTTGTCTTCTGGTTTCTTTTTGTTGACTGTTAAAGTTACATTCTCAGCAATACCAGCTTCTCCGTTATTAAAAATTACTGCTGCTTCTTTAGCGTCAAAAGACGAATCATTTAAATTAAACATTTGTTTTTTCTTTTTTAAATTATTAATTATTTATTACCACACATCTTCTTCAGTAGATCCTTCTACTTCTGCAACTTCTGCTACTTCTGGTTCAGGCATTACTTCTCCTTCAATTTTAGCTACTCTGTTGACATATTGTTCATCAGATTCAACATGAGGTTTTATTGCATGAGGATTTTCATCACTTACTTCTCCTAAGTCACGAGTTTCAAAAACAATCACAGGCTCTTCAATAATTACATTATCTGTAACCATAAGAGTCATTCCTACTACACCTTGTCCAATAGAACTAGCAGCAAGATCAAAATGATTCTCAACATCATTGTTTAATTCTAACATTTTAGAAATAAACTCATAAGTTCTTTTATCACTAAGAGTACAAGTTTTTGTCAATTTGAAACCTACATCTCCAGAAGCTTTCTTAATAAAAATACTTTTTGTTGATGCTTGAAAACCGAAAGATACTCTATCTTCTCCAACAATTCCTAAAAGCTCTTGTGCAGCTTTATTAAATGTAAACTTACGTCCAGCACCTACTTTCTCAAGTGATGACATAGTAACTACAGGTGTAGTAAATTGTTCCTCTTTTCTCTTTCTTTGCGCAGGAACTGCGTCCCAAATTAAATCTTCCATTCTTGTTTTTTTTGTTTATTGATTATTAATTAAATTGAATAATATTCTCTAATAGCATTATTAACTTCTACTAAATCATTAGGAATAGTATCAGCCTCAAACATTTCTAGAGGAGTTTTACAAGTATCCGAACCTGATGATACAGTACGGAATACATGTTGATTTGCTTGTCCAGGATTTTTAATAATTTCTGCATAAAGTACGATAGTACTAAACGACTCTGGAACAAATCTTTCTAGCATTTTACCCTGTACACCAATACGCTCAGAAGCAAAACCTGCTTCATCATAATGTGTCTCAGGATGTGCCATTAAATAGACAATAATATCATCTCTCATAGAATCATTGATAAAGTTTATCAAATCATATTGAGCAGATGCCATTTTTGACCATTTATCAAAACCTTTCTCTGCACGAAAACTAGGATTCATGATAGCATCAGTCATAATTCTTGACCAAGTATCTACGATCACAGTTTTCACATGAGAAAGTTCATTTACTTTCTTTAAAGTAGCAATAACTATGTTTACATCAGAAGTTTTACGATAATTACGTTTTTCTTCATTGTATTTCAAGTTAAAGTTCTTGAAAGGAAGCGCTTTTTGATCAGTGTTAATGATCACAGTCTCCTCATGATCGAGGTTTCTTAGGGAGGTAGATTTACCCATCCCACTCTTTCCGACTAGGAACACAAGTTGTGCCATAAAATAAATTGTTTTTTGATTGTTTCTACTTAGTAAAGATAAGAAAATCTATCGATATAATCAAGTTAAATCCTTGATTTCTTGCTTAATATCATCAGATTTTGTTTTTCTTTTCCCATAAGTTTTTCCTCTTAAATGAGGGTGTTCTTCTTGTACTTTACGAGACGCTCTAGCGATAGAATCAATGAAGGGGATAACTCTCCCCTCCATATCTTTTAATGCTTCTTTAAAAGGCTTAGTAATATCATATCCTATATCTAAAAGATAATGATAATACAGTCTTTCATTAGAATCTCGAAGTTCAGGGTGCTTACTTAGTTTGTTCTTCACCCATTCGTACTTCTCCTTTATCATTCTCGACAATTGTGATTAATAAATACTCTTGGAAATTCAAAATCTTTTTTGTGAGCTCTACGAATTTACCATCTAAGTCATCAAGACATACTGCTAATTCGAAATAAGAACCTGCTTTAATTGCTTCCATTGATAACTTTTTTAAACATGCTTTTAAAGCACTAAATTCAAAAGTATCAACTCCTCTCAATTGCGTATAGAAATTTAGAATACTTCCAGAAGCAGTAGGCACTACAGAGTAATCTCCTAGCCTATATAACGTAGGTAACGGAAAATCAATATCTACTTTTACTACTTCTGGAAATGCTTCCGCAATTTCTTTAGGGACTTTTCCCATACAATCCATGAAATTAGCAATTAACATCACTTCTCCATCTTGGAACATCTTTACAAGATTTCCTTTTACTTGTTTTACTATTGGCATAACTATTTGTTTATTTGCGTTTTATAGTAATCATCGATCTTGCGTAATTCTTCAGGCTTTCCTATCACCTCATCAGCTTTTGGTAATTGATAATAACCACCGTACTCGCCGATAAATAGAAAGTTTGCCAAAAGATTTACATCACCGTCACGATTTTTACAGATTTTAGCTAATCGATAGCGATTCTTATACTTTGTGATATCAAAGCCCATACATTTCTCTACACCATAATAAAATGGCGAAGCTAAACCTATTGCAGTATTACAATCCTCTGCAACATTACCAGTATTTTTAATATCACTCAACATAGGCATCCAACTATCATTCTCTCTCCGATCCATTTGCTCACTACCACGATTAATTTGTGATATTACCACAGGACTAAAATTGAACATATTGCGAAAAAAGACAAGAGTTCGAGAAGCTCGATCAATTGCCTCCTTTAAATCCTTATAACCATTGTAATTAATTAAACCTATATGATCTATGACCACAAGAGTAATCAACCCTGGATTATTAGGAATATATTCCACAATTAAATTATCCTCATTCCTTACTACTGTTCCTCGCTTCTCTGCATAAGTGATTAAATCTTTATACAGAAAGTCAGGATTCAAGCTACTACGGTAATGAAGAAATTTATTCTGAATTTCTTGCATTCTTTCCTCATACACAGGAATCAATCTTTCTACTTCAGGACGAATATGTAAATTGCCCTTTGATAAAATCTCATCCATAGAAGTAAGAATACCATACTCTTTCCAAATTAGACCTGCAATGTGTTTAGCAATTTGATGCTCAGGAGGAATCTCCAATGAGTAATAAATAATCTCAATATCGTGAATATAACCAGGATTTGATTGTATAAAATCTATGGCTCCATAAACATAGGTACTATTAACAAATGCTGTTTTACCGACAGAAGTACCTGCAAATATCAAATCATATCTCCCTTGCTGTATATTCTTGATGTGATTACTTAACGTAGTAAAACCGTGGAAAGGAATTCCAGTATTTAATCCTTGCTTACCTCTTTCAATATTCTGCTTTAGTTTGTCCCAATATTTAATTTTTGCCATAGTAATTTTAATTTTTTAATTATCTAATCTTTATGTGTATAGTGCCTATCTTTTGGTTTAAAATAAGTTCCACATTTATTACACAGATATTCTTCTACAGGTCTATGCTTCTGACTCAAGTCTAGATTAGCATGAATGTTTTCACATTCACCACAGTTTGGACAGCATTCTTTTTCCATAGTTTTTATCATTAGTACTCGTTCAACAATCTCAATACTTCGTTCAATGCCTTATGTCTGTGGTTGTCCTTTAGCAATGCCTTGAACACATACTTAGACTTCTCTAACTTTGCTAGATCATGAATGGCAGACTCGTTCTTGAATTTAAGGTCTATCTGATGCGTGTCACCCGTAAATATCATTATCCCATTATGACCAAGCCTACCCAAACACATCTGTAGTTGTGCCTTAGTTAAGTTCTGAAACTCATCAATTATACATACACAGTCCTCAAATGTCCTTCCACGAAAGTGCGTAAGTGATACAAGTTCTAAAGCCTCTGTGTTCTCAAGCTTTGTTAGTATCTCTGGCTTATCGTATACCTTCTTGATGTTAGACTTGATTGGAACAAGCCATGGCTCCATCTTCTCCTTCTCTGTACCTGGAAGGAACCCGTTGTCCTCTGTTGATACTGTAGGTCTTGTTATAACGATCTTATTAACCTTCCTCTTGAACAGCATGTCTAGTGCTATCTGTACAGCTAGCAATGTCTTACCTGAACCTGCCTGCCCTATGATAAAGTTGTAAGGAGTCTCAATGATCCTTTCCTTTGCCATCTTCTGCTCGTCAGATAGCGTTATCGAATACTTGATCTCACCCTTTGGTGGTGCCTTCTCGATGTTTTCTTTCTTTACTGCCATATATTTATTTTTCAGGATTTAATCTTTCAAATGCAGTATCTTGATATAACCAACTCAATACATAATTAGTTGCTCTTTGCCAAGTACGTTTTAGAAACGGATGCTTTTTGTGTTTTCTTCTTCTATTCTTGTTCATCTGATTTAAAGGTTTCGTTGTAGTATTTTTCTGGTGTTTTCATTGGATGTGTCATATAATAACAATTATACCAATCATTAGTAAATTTAATCATCTGCTCCTTCTCCATTTCTTTAGCTTGTTCTAAAATCTGAGGTAATTGAGATACGGGTGTTATCCATACTTTTTCAAATAACCATTCTACTGCTGTGAGTTTTTCCATTCCTTCCATGTGTCAAAATCTTTTAATTTTTCTAATAAATCATTTTCCTTTTGTTTAGCTATCTCAATTAATTTTAAATTCTCACCTTTTATTGTAAGTTCATTTTCTAATATTAATTGATTGACTAACCATTCTACTGCTGTTTTATTCATAATCGTTCAATTTCGGTTTTAACTTGTTGCCAATAATCTTGTCTTACTTCCATAAAACCCCAATCTGATTCAACAGCTTTCAATATCTCATCAACAGACCTCAATGCACATTGTCTCGAAAACTCATTCATCGAAACTCCTCTCGTGAAATCTTTGGCTAGATTATTAAATGAATCTACTAATTCTTCTGCTTTTTCTTTTGGTGTTAACTTTTCCATAGTATCATGCTATCCTTGGGATAATTCTATCTTACGATAGAGATTTTTAAATCGATCTTTTGAACATTTAAACTGTTTGATAGTATTATCACTAGTAGTTTGTTCTACTCGGTATTCTACATTTATACTATCTACTTCTGCTAATCTTACAATTTGATTAGGTCTAGTGCTGTTGTAATATCTTTCTCCAACTTTCATTTTTTCTTAGTTTTAAATTAAATTATTATTCCACTCTTGTTCTTCGGTACCAGAATCCTGTATAAATACTTCCCAAGATTCCCACATAGAATTATTCATTACTGTTTCCATATTAGGAAGGAAGTTTAGTTTTCCTGCACGTTTTTGTTGAGCAACAAATGCTGTTATTGCTTTAATAGCTGTTTCATGTTGTTCAACGGTTTTTACTCTTGCCAAGTATTTCTTTTTATGTTTAACCGCTACTTGCGCTTCAGGACCAGATGCTCTAAGAACTCTGGTCCCTACACGTATAGGATAACAATTATAAAATTCTTGGAAATTAATTTGATCACCTCTAATGCCAAATAGTTTTTCTACATGATTTTTACTTATTATAGTATCAGTAAATCTAGCATCAGTATTGCTTAGAATAAAATCAGTATCTATAAGAGAATTTCTTACAGAAACTGCATGAATTTTTCCAAAAACTTCCGCTATTTCATCAAACTGTCGATAATAAAGTAAATACAATAAAACTGCTTGGTCAGGCAATAACTTCGACCTCTTCAGTGTCGATAGATTCAGTGATATTTCCATTTGAATATAAATTTAAAAAGTCCTCTAATTCACAAACAATCACACGATCTTTGTTAATTCCTTCTAATCGTTTTTTCATCCAAACTTCTTCTTGACTACCAGGAGTATAAAGATTAATGATTATTGCTTCTTTATCAGGCTGTTGTCTAACTACTCGACCTAATTGCTGAATAAAAGTACGTTTAGTACTTGTAGAGCCCGCAATGATAGCCAAAGAACAATCAGGAACATTGAACCCCTCGTTAAGTGCTTGTACAGAACTAAGGAATTTTACTTTAGTCCTTTTGTCTTTAAACCTTTTTACAATCATCTCTTGTTCCTTCCTTTTTATTTTGCTGTGGAAAGTCATACAGATGTCTCCTAAAGTATCTTGAAGCTTTTCGGCAAATTCAGTAGTTGCACTAAAGATTAATCCATTACGATTATTTAAACAATCAATGATTCGTTTGGTAGCATCTATTTTATTCTCATTATTTTGACAAAGATTTTTGCGTTTACGTAGAGAATTATAATAGGCACCAGCTTGTCCCTGTAATGCTTTATCAGAAGATTTTAAATAAGCCGTAGCATTTTGAAATGCTTGACCACCGTGGCCGAGCTTTGCAGCAAAATGTTTAAAGGAATTATTAGCCTTATTATACTCTATTTGCTCATTAGCTGATAATGCTACAGGAATATTATAGACTTTATAAGGAGCAATCCATCCATTATCTAAAGCTTCATCCACAGTAATTTTATCAAATACTTCTAGATAGCTTAGAATAATTTCATGAAAATTATCCTCACGTTCTAATGTAGCTGTTAGACCTAATATATACTTACTTGTCACGTTAGTAAATATAGTTCTAAAACTTTCTGCAGCATATCTATGGATTTCATCAAGCACTAACATATCCACATTGTGAATTTCTTTTATAGCCGAGTTGATTACCATAACCTTACAAATAGAAACTTTGTTAGAGCTCAATTCTTTTTCCCACTGAGCTTTAAGTTCTATTGTAGGCACTACTACTAGACATGAAGTTATTCCTTTTTTAGGAACCATTCCTTGAATAGCCATAATTGCTGTATAAGTTTTGCCGAATCCTGTTGGATACTCAGCAATACCTTGAAAATTAGCATCTCGCCATTTTCTAAGACCTTCTATTTGTCTGCTTGTTCTATTTACTCCTTGTCCCATAATGATTTTAGTCTATATCTTACTTCAGATTTTGTTCCTCCTTTATGAGTACTAGATGGTACCCAAACTTCATACGTTTCAGGATAAAGTTCGTTATCCATCCAATCATCCATAGCATCAGCAACTTCTTCTGCTATTCTAGGATCTGGTGCACTTCTCATTAAATGTATTACAGAAGCATGATTTCTACTAAAAGTCCTTGCTACTTCAGAATTAGTATATCCTAAAGCAAATAATCTAACAGCCATTTGTCTACGCATTTCTACAATGTAGCTATTTTGTTTATTCTTTATAGGAGCAAAGTAATCTCTGATGATAATTAATCTTCTAAGCTCACGCATTTCCGCTTCTAGAGAAGACAATCTTTCTTCAATAGTTAATTTTAAAAATCTTCTTCTAAATGGTTTATTTTTTTCTAATGTTTCCATGTTGTTGTTATTACAGGCTCTGCCTTTAATTTTACTACTTTACAAAATACTTGTCCCGCATCTTCCATAGACTTTTGAAGAATAGTAGAGATGTTAGAAGAAAGTTCATCTGGGCATTCCACAATTATTTCATCATGAACAACATTGACAACTTTTACTTTAAAGATCAAATTATTCTCTAATAAATATCTATAGAAATACACACATGCTAGCTTTGTTACGTCGGCAGAAGTACCCTGAATAGGATAATTCAATGACATCCTTTCGATATCACCGCGCTTCATAAAATACTCTCGAACTTTTGGCTTGAAATAATTAATAAATTTAGCACTATTTTTAGACTTTTCCAACTTATAATCATCCCAAAATCCATCGGTTTCATAGATTTCTTTATGCAGTTTTTGAAACTCATCAAAATACGGAATATAACATTTTCTACCGCTAATATTATTAAACTGAATATAACCAAGTTTTAATGCTCGTTGCTTTTCTTGTTTAAAATAATTAGCTAAACCAGGAAATGCTTTAAAATATGCTTTATAAACATTCTCACCGTCTTCCATAGATATATTTAGGTTTTGAGATATAGTAATCCCTGTGCCGCCATAATTAATTGCAAAACCTGCACCTTTTGCTATCTGTCTTTTCTGCTTGTGATTATCTTTAATCTCATCAAGAGTTAGATTAGATAGCTCAGGAAATATCTTAGAAGCAATAAAACTATGCATGTCACCTAAACCTTTAGAATAAAATTCTAACAGATCCGTATCTAAACTTTTATTTGCCAACACAATTTGCTCTTGACCAGAATAATCGCTCACTACTAGAGTATTACCAGGCTCTGATTGAAAACATCCTCTTGTTCTATTGTCAGATGGAATATTTTGCATATTTGGAAGCTGAGGCATTCCTCTTTTTTTGTCTCCTTTTTGACCAGAAGACAAACGGCCAGTATTCATAATTTGCGTATAATTGCTATGAATCCTACCAGTAGCTTTGTTTATATAGTCAAACCAATTTTCACCATAAGTACTTACTACTTTTTGATGCTCAGTATATTCTATATAAGTTTCAATGATTGGATGCTTCTTTTTTTGCGGCCCTAAGACCTTCTTGTCAACAGAATGTTTCATCATTCCTGTTTCTTTGTCTTTAGTCAGAGTATCTACTCCTAAAGACTGCATAAAAGGAATTACTTGTTTAGAAGAAGCCCAGTTTAACTTGCATTTTAATCCTTCAGCAAATAAATCCAATTGGTTATCTACATATTTAGGATACTTGTCAGAATTATCAAGAATAAATTTATCAAGACTTTCTTTTACTGCATTTAGATCTTTTAAATCATCCTCGCATTTTTTACGCCAGTCTTCAGAATTCATAAACATACCGCAGAATTCTATATAAGCCAACACACATACAAATTCGTTATCCAAACTTGCAGTTCTTGTTAGTTTATTTTCTGTCAATGCTACTTCCTGTTTTCTCTTTACTTGATGAAGATACTTTACATCATCTGCTGCATATTTTATGACTCTAGTACTTAAACCTTCTCTGTGAATATTACCACGGATAGTTTTGTCGAGTTCTATTTTACAATATTTATACACAACAGCATCTAAAGATCGTCTCACAGTATCTAAACCTGTTGTGAGAATTCTTTCTACTAAAAAAGTATCAAAAATCTTGGTCGGCACAATGCCTTGATAATACAAAAACCGCAAGTCAAACTTAGCATTATGCATTATCAATATTTTCTTTTCTAAGAGCTCTTTAAATTCCTTTGGATTAACAGTTAAGCAATCAACAACATATTGTCGTTGTTCGTCACCTAATTGCATACTCAAAAGCTCTTTTGTGTGAGGATCCAAACCTCTAGTCTCAGTATCAAAACCGACAACATCTAATGTTTCCAAATACTCTATCGCCTCACTTACGCTGGCCATAGAAAAAGCAGCGGAATCAAATAGACTCCGCTGATTAGTAACTAAATAAATCATAGTTTAAGAATTTTAAATTCTAATCCCCTTCTTCGTTATTTACAGGTTTTACCCAATTAGGATCCATAAACACATTATGTCTACGTAAATAAGCCTTAAAAAGAAGAGTTTTGATTGCTAATTTATACAAATTTTTCATTTACGAGCCGACTGAAGATTAATATAAGCTTGTGCACCTCTTTTAGTATCCCACTCAGCAATCTGATTATCATTATGTCGTCTAATATACTTCCAAAAGCTAAACCAATGTTTTTTAACTTTTACATTAAATCTATAAGTTCTTTTGTTCTCTACAATTTTAAATTTTACCATTTTTCTTTTAGTTTATTTGTTTATAATTGTTTTAAATCGTGTTCTTTCATAGAGCAAATTAACTCTACTTCTTCTGTAGGATACATAAAAAAAGATTTTCCATCATCATGTAGACAATTGGCATACATACCATCTACAAATAAGAAATTAAACTCTCCTAACTCTTCAGTTTTTACTCTAGAATATCTAGGTAAATCATATAAATGCGGCATCTTCTTAAATTTTATCTCCTACTTTTTCTTTCTTTGGCTGAATAATCATAGCATCGTGTACTACTTTATCCAAAATTTGATTAGCACCTTTCATTTCTGTGCTTTCAATTTCAGATTTAGTAAGCAATTCTAAGCCTAATTTCTCCAAATCATTCTCTGGAATAAGTACTAATTTAATAGTACCATTCATAATTAATTCTACTTTCATAATTCTATTCCGTTTTCTGTTAGTATTTCGTTAAATTCTTCTCTGATTCTTTCAAAAGTATCTCTTTCAATATCAGATAGTTGTTCATTGTATTTGATTTCTCTATTTAAATATTGAAATAAATCAAATAAACAAACATAATAATCTGCTGCTTTTACTGCACGATTAAATTCTTCGTTCTCTTCAGGGAGAAAAAATATAAGTGTTGCTTTCATATTAACCTTTATTTTCATAATTATAAACTACTGCACAAAATATTCCTGAAGATAATGCAAAAAACTCAGTCATTACTTTTGAGCCTATTGTCTGACAATAAAATCCACCCATGATGTAAATGGATAGCAGGTTTATAAATAAAAACACTGCAAAAAATACTAATATTGCTTTCATACTACTTTATTTTAAAAAATTTTTTAAATTATACTTTGCATCTTTAAAACCATCCATATAGCCTTCATTATAGCTTTGTAATCTAACTCCTTTTAATAAAAGATAAGCCAATGCACCAACTATTACTGCTGATAATACTACTCCTAACATTATTAGCAAAAAATCATGTAACATATTCATCTTAATTTTTTTTAAATTGTTCAAACCATTTATTAAATTCAGCTTTAGTAATTAATTGTCTTAATTCTCCTTTATAATCTCCATCCTTTAAAATATGCCAATCTCCTTCTTTAATTTCTTCTGAATTAGTGATGTAGATATGCATTTGGTTTTTACCATTAATACATAATCTACTTGGTTTGTCTGTTGCTATTAAATGTACGTTTTTCATATTATTTATTTTAATCTATCTAGTGATATGTTTTTTGTGAATCTTATTTCTTTGTTGTTCAATGTCCAAATCTCGCCATTATCCATAGCACAGGTAAATAAAAGGTTATGTTCTTGGCTATAATCTATTACCAAAAAAGCATAACCTTCCATATTATCTGATACTCTATATATAGGAATCATTGGATTTAGTTGAATAATCATTGTCTTGATTTTATTTATTTACAGTGTATTTGCTGTTATATTTTTCTACATAACTATGCATATCTTCTTCAGAATCAGGAATAAGAATTACAGTATAACAACTATTTTCTTGATTAAAATAATAAGTTACATCAGCAGTTAACATATCGAATCTAAGGTATTTACCTAAATCTTCAGAATAACCTGTTGTGTATTCATATTTTGCTTTAAATTCTGTTAGAATTTCAGAATAAGAAAAACCCAATCTACTTTGAGATTGGGCTTTAAAACTTAGCAATATTATTGCTGTTAAGATTAATTTTTTCATCGTTTAATTAGATTTAAAAGTTTAGTAAAATAATTAGGATCCTCAGCATAATTAGCTTTTAAATAAGCCAAATATTGATCCTCTGTTTTAATGTCATGAAGATATGCAGCTTGATAAAATGCATAATCTACAAGACAATCTTTCCACGTATCAAAATACGCATGACCATTTTGTTCTCCTTTATTAGTAGTAGGTCTACATCTAGCGACTTTCATCCCAAAAAAGTTATTATTCTCTCTGAAAATCTTAGATTTAAAGTGCCCAGATTCAAGTTTTGCTTGAGCCAAAACTATATGTGGGAATTTAATATTCAATGCAAGTATCGCCTCTTTTAATTTTTCTTCAGAAAATTTATTCTCATCATTAAGAATTAATAATCTAGTTTCTTCGGTGATATACTTAATTGAATTCAGTTTTGTTGATTGATTATAAGAAGTCAATCCAAAAACTACTAGCCATGACGCTATTATACCTACTACTATTTTTACAAAATAATCTTTAGCCAAGACGTAGTCCATACGTCTTTTGTCAAATTTGTACAACATAATTTTAAGTTTTAAGTTAATAGAAAAAAGTGAAGATTTGGAGCCAACGCAGGATCACCCCTACGTTTCGTTTCTTGTGTTTTTGGCACTTCACTGTTGCAAGTTTTTCTTACCTTGCGCCCCCATTCATGAAACTGCCCGAATTTCCAATGGATGTCGTTGTACTATCAGACATCAAACGACTGCTGTGGTGAGAACAGGATTCGAACCTGCAGCACACATTAAGGTGGTGCTTTAGTATGTTTTCAAGTGTCCACTACACGTACCCTTAACTTTGTAGCAACTACTGTCATCTCACATAGCGTCTTCTACCCTTCCGCCATCTCACCAAATGCTTGTCTTTCCAAGCTGTCAGTTGTCTTTTCCAACGTCATCCAATCTTCCCTTATGGAAGGGTTGTAGTCAGGACAGGATTCGAACCTGTATGCTTAAGTATCGCTAAGGAGTACCATAGCTTAGCCCATATGACACCACCTGACTATGTTACTATACCCACCACTTTGATTGCTCAGGGAATGGTGGGAATAAGCTTGAAAGTGAAAAGTCCTCTGTATTGTGAGATTTAAGAACCAAAGGAACCGCACTTATCCATTCTTTCTCAAGGGAATAACACAAATTTTTAAATAATTTTAAGATCTTTTAATAAAGTTTCTACTTCAGATATTAGATGATTTATGTCTTTATTGTTATCAATGACATAATCAAATCTATAGCTATCTAATGCAGTTTCAGATTCATGTTCATGTTTAGGAATTTCTATGTCTCTAACAACTTTAATTACAATTCCATTACGATCTTTTACAGATTCATATTCATTAGGAAATCTAATATCAGTAATAAGCCAATGATTATTATCTTCATCATAATCAGACCAAAATGCATTAGCCCAAGTATTTTGATGTAAACCTTCTCTCATGGCTTCTGTACCTAATTTTTGCAAGAAAGTACGAACAGTCATATAATCCCATTCAACAGGCAATTGTACATCTTTAAAATCTCTGTCTTCAAATTTAGCAATAGGAACATTTAACAATATACTAGCGATTTGCTTGAGTTTATAAGCCATTTTCTTTACTTGCCAAGGAGACATCATAGTAAGACTACTATTTTTAAAATAATTATAAGTACAGTAATCTTTCAAACTTTCTTTAGAATTAATAAAAGTGAGGTATTGAATTATCTTCGCTACCTCATCTTTACCATGATTTATTCTACCATTTATGCCAATAATATTTGCTTTCATAATGTAGATTTCAATCGTTCAATTTCTCTTTCTAGATCAGCTATTCTTTGCTGATTTATATTATCAGCTTGTTTCTCTTTTAATTCTTCAATATAAGGCCATAATAATACTATTTGTTCTTTCGTTAAATCAGGCATTACAATATCATTATTTGATCCATAAAAATTTAGAAAAGAAGCACCATTAGAAATCCAAAGAGTGAAAATATATTCATCAATAAATATAGTCATAGTATGTAGTGCTATGTCTACTACTTTAAAATCTTTAGACAATAGTTTATCCATGAAGTACTTTTGTACTTCAGCAATCATTTTTTTAATTTCCATAAAATTTAGTTTAATGGATAGTCTATATAACTAATAGTTATAACTCTACTTTTCCAATTGTTAATACGATTAAGTGCTTCTCCTTCAGTATAATAGTTTCCACTAATATCTCTCCATAAATATTTATGAGTTAATTTAAACCATAGACCTTTTTTACCTTCTACAGTTTCATCATAAGCACCTTTGATTTGTGGAATATAGTGTTCTATATTTCCATTTACTGCTATTAATTTAATTCTTGCTTTCATAATAATTGATTTATACAAATTTACTAATAAAAAGGATTTGAGCGATTTATACTTTGAAAGTATAATTCTCTACGAGAATCTAATTCATAATCTTCCCTCATTATTTCTTCAGGTAGATGATGATAAAACTCTTCATAATGTTCTATATCTTCTACAAGACAAAGAACATTAAAGTTTAAAGTAATTAATTCTGCTCTTTCTGCAGTTGTTTTAGGCTTAAATTCAGCCTCAATTGCTGTTAGGTAAATACCTAATTCATCCATACGTACTCTTGGACGTGTGTTAATCTTTGACATAATACTTTTAATTAAAGGGTTTGTAAAAAAGGAATAGTAGCCATCATAGACTACTATTCCTGTTCATCAGGAGATTATTCTCCCAAAGCCTGGCTGATTAAATCAGTAGCTTTCTCTTGACGAACTGTGTTCTCAAGAATAACATGTTTTGGAGTACCAGGTACTACAGTAGTATTTACATAGATATACTTACCATCAGCAGATAAGATAAATTCTCCATCTTTACCAGCACGTTTAGCACGAGTCTCAAAGTTTGCTACATCATACTCAGTACCTTTAGTTGTTTCAGTAATTTGAATATTCAACGGTGTTTCAGGCATTGAAGTCAATCGTGGATCAACCATACCAATTTCCAAAACTTCTCCTTCAGAAAGACCAGATACGTCTATTCCAAATACTTTTTGTACATCAACAGGTTCAGCAGTCATCCATGAATAACGAGGTTTAGACTGATTAAAACGATCATCAGATGCATTTAACAATCCAAGAATACTTGTAGGAGCTTTTCCTAAATCTACTACTTGAGAAAATGCTAATTGTACTTTTCCGTTTTTAACACCTTTTGCTGATTCTAATACTAACTTGTTCATAATTTGTTTTTTTAATAGATAAATAAAATATACACTTGTGCTCAGCAATCAGACTTATAAAGTCTATAAAATCATTTATTTAGAGCATAATAAATGAAGTTGCCTACTGATATTTTTTCGACGATGCTAATCAGTAATTGGCCAATAAAAGAAATTAAATATGATAGTTAAAATAAAAACTCTGGTATTCATAGGAAGATGTCAATAGACCTATTTTCCCAGAGTTTCCCCTTTAAAACTTACAAAAGAAAAGCCTGTAAGAAATATGAAAAACTCACAGGCTTATTTGACTAATAGCAGACGATATTACTCGCCACCTAACCTACTACTATAACCATTAAACTAAAGAAACGAAAAATAGCTATTAGTCAATCAGATTATGAATAATCTTCAGCATATCTTCTTGCTCTATTAGCAAGAGTAAAATACTTTGAATCTTCTTTAAAATCACCAATTAATTTAGTGAAGTATTTACTTTTATCTTCTTGTCCAAATTGATGCACTTGATAAAGAAAATCAGTAATTTCTTCTTCTGCGTCAGGAGGTCCCGCAGTTGTTATTTTAATTGCATAACCATCTTCTAGTTCGATGGTTGTTTCATACATGTACATAGGTTCATCCATGATTTCTAAGTTTTAAGGTAAATGTATAAGGAAATAATTTAAAAAGCAAATAGGAATTATAGCATAATCCCTATTTAACTCTTATTCTATTAGTTTTCATACAAGCAGAATGATAAATACCATGACGATGTTGAGATCGTCTCTTAGCTCTCTTGTATTTAGCTTTTGTTTTACAAATTTCAGTAGTATTATTTGTTGATACTACTTCATCAAATGCATTAGAAGTAAATGACATTGATGCGATTAGGATAATTAAAATAGTTTTCATGTTTTTAAGTTTTAAAAGTTAATAATTAAACCTCTCTGCTCAATCAATAAAATGAGCAGAGAGAAATCCTACGATGCAACATATTGTTAGAAACATATTGTCGATGTATTGTGCTCCTATTGTTGCTATAGCAAACATTGCGAATAAAATCATTTTTGTTTTCATAAAGCTATAATATTTATAATGGATATTAAATTGTATGTGTGAGTAAATGGGTTAAAGGGTGAGAGAGGTTGTTAGAGAACAAATTCTCTAGCTCTATTTTATTCATTATTAAATACTTACGAATAGTTTCGTATGTGTTTAACAAAGATTTTGGGGTAACCCCCGCGTAACTTAATACGCGAAGGTTTTCATTTCCCCTTGAGCTACTGCCCAATTGTTGCCGTTGTACGTTCCGCTCGCATCTCTCAACGCTTTGAACCCTCCTATTTTGAATAGGTGAGTCGCAGGGTTAAAGTCTTGTGCTTCGAGCACGCTACGACGGATAGGAATGTACATTACACCTGCATCAGATTCTACTACTAAGCTACCGTCTACTACAGGATATTTTCCTGCCTCTTCGATAGTACCGTAGTCAACGTCCGCTGTTGGTCCGTACAATGGTGCACCGTATACCTTAACGGCGCCTACCAATAATTCTAAATTCAAAGCCATGATTCTAAGTTTTAAAGGGCTGAATATTTTGAATTCGGAGAATCTCGTCTCTCCGATTGACGGGGGCAGGTTGTCCCGCGCCTTTTTTTAGTAGGGGTCGTTGATTAGGTGGTAACCACTCTCATGGGTCCATAAAAATTTTATATATACATATTGATTACTCTCACTGCTTTATAAAAAATTTTATATATATAGACCCTATTTGTAAATTCCTAATTCGTTAATCGGCTTTATTTCGATTATAGGGGGGATATTTGACAGGGGGGCTTGTTACTGTTTTATATAAGTCATGGGGGTATATTATATTTTAACCCTATAGGCTTAAAGTCCACACTGTATTTTAAGCTTATAGACTGTCGCATATTTATGCTAAAATTGCGACAGGTGGTTTTGTATATTACATTATGCAGACAGACTTTTCAGAGGTTAAAATGTCTAGTTTATTGTTCAAAAAACTGGACATTTGTTATATAGGTTTTTCTTTCCCAAATAATAAATAAGCGTGAAATTGAAAAAAATCGTCTGTATCGTAGACTGCTACTGCTTCTCAGCGGTTTTGCACTGGTGTTAAAAATAACACCTATAACCCTCTACAGGTGTTAAAAATGACACCTGGAGCCATTTTATGATAATATTTGTATAATAAATAATTATTCGTATATTTGTCAAAAATCATAATATGGGGAATAAAATAGTAAAAGCGTCTGATAAGAAAAAAGTCAACCTCGATTTAAGCAAGTATGTAAATACTGCCACAGGAGAATTACTTACTTCTGAATTGCGTAAAGACAAAATGGTAGTAACAGTTACTGAAGAAGGAAATTATGTAGTAATTACTTCAGATGATTATGTAGTGTTAGATTGCAAGACTGTAAATTATTTGTCAGAAATATTATCTCGTACAGAAATGAATAATGTTTTAATGATGACGACAGATTTAAAAACGCCACTTAACATAGTTTATAATGGCCCACAGCCTCACAGCAATGAAAGTCTGCAAAAATTCTTAGGTTATTCTTCAAAGTCTACATTTATTAAGTTATTACAGAAACTCATGAAAGCAGGAGTTATTTATCAAATCAAAGGAAATATTGCAGGAGAAGTTAGAGTAATCTATATGATGAATCCGTTCTTAGCACGTAAGCGTAAGACGATAGATAAAGAAGTATTCAATGTATTTAATCCATTTTTAAAATAGAAAGTTATGTGGCAAGCATGTCCAGTATGTAAAGGAGATGGAGAAGTTAATAATATTCATGGTCCCTGTATATTAAAAGTAAAATGCACAGTATGTGAAGGAAAGAAAATCATTAGTACACTTACAGGTCATCCTCCTGTAACAAAAGTACAAGAAGAAAAACCTTTGACAGGAGTTGCTGATCCTTTAAAGAGTATAAAATTTTTATAATAAAATTATTTTTCTAACAACTTATTATATTTTTTATATATTTGCACTATGATAATCGCTCATTTAGATGTACAAGATAGTTTGCTTCTGAAGTCCAACGACAGAAGTTTCCATGCTTTATATCACATAATGAGTCAAATGAATAAAGAGACTAACGAGTGGTACGCAGATAATACTAATAAGACAGCTATTTGTAATTGTTTGAGTATCTCTCGTCCTGCTCTCGAGAAAATGATAGGCTCTCTTAAAACAAGAGGAATTATTATATCTATCAAGAGAGGATTGTTTCAGATTTCATTAGATATATTTGAGTGCTACTGATGGTATTAGGGGAATTAATATCAAGAGATTTACTTGAACTATTTAGAAGGGAGAAGAGTATTAAAAAAAGTTTTAAATCATTCTGCAAAGATTATAACAAAAGATTCTTAGTAGAATATTTAATAGACTCTAGTACTCCTCCCATGTTTACTTTAAAAATTAAATTAGAAAATGGGAACAACGGAGAAATTAAAAATCGCTAAAGAAATAATGGCGATGAGTTTTATGCATGCGACAGAGAAGTCTGCTGCACAAGGTTTACAATTTGGATACAATTCTTATCCTGCTGATGATATTTTCTTTGGCAATCAAGAGGAACCCGTAAAAGGTTGGATTGTAGATATCAAAGTAAAAGAATTAGGATATGGAGAAAGAGATATCCAACAGTTTAGATATCCTAGACCTGACAACATCGATGCGAAAAATATGGAGTATCATGTGATTCTAGACGTAATGTCCCATCTAATACAAGGATGTTTAATTTCTTGGTATGAAGTAGCTAAGATGCTATCCACAGATGCTGAGATCCAAAAAGCAATTAAAGATGAAGCAACAGAAAATAATTTCGTTACCGACGAATCAGAGTAAGATTTATCGTCAAATCTTAGCCTTCATGAACTTCATGCTTAATCTTACTCCACAAGAGAGAGATGTATTGGCTGAATTGATTAGACTAGACAATGAATATGAAGCATTGCCGCAAGACAAACGCGCTAAATTTATTCTATCTACGGATATGCGAAAAGAGATTAGAGAACTCCTTAATATGGAAGAGAAACAATTTAATGTTATTCTATCTAGATTAAAGAGTGATAAGAAATCTTTCATGGGCAAACCTTTAATAGATGAGAATAACATTATTCATCCAGAGTTAAAGTTTAAACCAGATGACCAAGGCTTTAGGTTTGAGGTAAATTTCGTAATGACCCAAGTAGTTCCTAAGCCTACTACTCCTGAACCGTCTTTTACGGAAACATTTAGTGAGCAAATAGTAGAAGAACAAGGAAAGGAAGTCGACGATTTTGTATTTGGGGGAGAAGCAACACCACCAACAGAATATAAATACGATGCCTCACAAGCACCTGTGATTGAAGAAGAAGATTGGGATATTTCTATATCATTACCTAATGACTAGACAAAGAGAAATATTAGTTGAACTTGCAAGACACCATGGGATTAATATTAACCAGGCAGAAGAAATATGGAATTTATTAGGAGGAAAAATAGCTGAGGTTATCAGTAACAGTGAAAAGAAAACCGATAGTCTATACGACATAGAAAAGTTTCCTATAATACATATAGACAACTTTGGCAAATTTATTCCTGCTCCTAGACAAATAAAACATGCTAATCATCATTTAAAAAAGAGACAATGAATTTAACATTAAACATTTTATATACAGAGGATAAAACTTCTGAACATCAAATGACATTCTATAAAATAGATGCAATAAGTCCGTGTTTATGGGACAAAGGTTATTCTACAATTTACATAGGCGCATCAGAATTTGTATGTACTATGCCTTACGATCAACTATGGCAAAAAATAAAAGACCATGAGGGGAATACAGGAAAATAACTTCTGGGAATTATATCCAGAGTTATTAATTATAGAAGAACTCACACAGATTTATCAGAAGGATAAATCTAAAAAGAAAGAAGATAGTTCACGTATTATGTGGGCTATCTATTTTGCTTTTAACCCTGAAAGTAAGTTTATTAATCTACCTAATAAATTAGAAATCTTAGCTAAAGATTATCTGAAAGATCCTAAATTTAATTGGGAAGGGATTAAGAAACAAATAGAGATATATAAAAATTTAGTACTTTCAGATGCAGAAAGAGCCTTAATTAACTGGGGTGAGATTATGAACATGCGTGATAGTTCTATTAAAGACTTATACACAAGAGCTCTACAAGAAGGAGATATTGATGAATTAGTTAAGATAGATAAGATGCTAGCTAACACGCCAAAGATGTTTGAAGATTACAAAAAGGTTAAAAAAGACTATGAAGAAGAAAAAGTAACTAAACGAGGTAAGAAGATTAACTCGTTATCAGATGACGATGAGATATGATGGCAGAAATTTGGAAACACAGAAAAGAAATTCTTGAAGGAGCTGTTAATTTAGCCCTGAAAAACCAAGCAGTAGAACTAATCGCAGATGATAGAATGGTTATCTGCCATAGTTGTCCTAAGAAACAAATGCAATGTGCAGACATGCCATTAGTAAAAAATTGTTGTGGAGAATGCGGTTGTGTTCTTGCAGTTAAAACTCGATCCCTAAAGTCTTCGTGTCCTTTAGGTAAATGGCCAGCAATGATATGATAATAAACAATTCTAATTTTAAATTAAAGGAGATTCCTAATTATCATCCAGATCTTCAGTACTACGACAGATTATCATTTTGGAGTGGAGAAAAGCGCAAATGTATAGAAGGATTTTGGTCTTGTGGAAAGTGGATGCCTGGCCCGTTGTATTACTACATTAATTTCCATAATATACAATTTGAAGATGATACATCAGTAGCACAAGCATTTGGATTGCCTTTCCTACGAGATATAGATTGGGAATTGTTTTTACTTTATGAAGAATGCCGCGGCTTCTCAGGTTTTACAAATGATAATGTTTACACTTGCGATAGAAAGTTTGGCCCAGAATTAACACTGTCTCTTAAACTAAAACGTATCACAGAGGCTGAAGCAAAAACAAAAACTTATATTCCTGCCAGAGAATATCTGAGAAAAAACCACGGAAAAGATTTAGGAAAACCTTTGTATAAAAATTCTGCACAACATTTTATGTCAATACAAAGTCGGGGTGGCGGTAAGTCTTACGGTACTTCAGGTATCATATCCCACAACTTTCTTTTTGACGGAGCCACTGATTACGATGATTATATTGAAAGAAAGAAAAGAAAAGAATATACTTCATCGGAAACTCTTGTCGGAGCAATCGACACTAAATATTCTGAGCCATTAGTAGCAAAAGTAAAGACTGCTTTTGAATTATTGCCAGGAGGATTTGAGATGGGGGATGAATTATATCCGTCACCATTAGAGATTAGTTACTTCGGATCGCTAGCAGCAAATAAATATATCACTGCAACTAAATCTAAATCTAAGTTGTATCACAGAACATTTAAAGATAACCCGCTAGCAGCCAACGGAACACGTGCTAACTTAGTGACTTTAGATGAGGTAGGTTTCATGTATAACATTAAAGAATCTTGGGGAGCCATTGAAGCGATACAGGCATCAAAGGCTAAAAAGAATCTTGTTATATGGGCACTAGGTACGGGAGGACTTGTATCAGGTAAAGCAGCATTATATGCTGAAACAATATTTAGAAATCCACAAGATTATAATTGCATAGAATTCGATGATGTATTTGAAAACCGTGGTAAAATAGGATACTTTGTGCCATATTACAAAACTCTCAATGAGTTTAAGAAAAACACTAATATGGACACAGATGAACTATTAGCTAAAATGTACATTGAAAACAAACGTGACTTAGCTAAGAAATCTCCTGACCCTACGGTATATCAAACAGAAATTATAAACGGCCCGATGGTGCCAAGTGAAGCGTTCTTAGTTCTAGAAGGGGCCTTCTTTCCGACTCTGCAACTGAAAGAACAGCTTGCAGAAGTCGAGGGAGGTAAGTATAGAAAATTCATGGAAGCTAGCTTTAAAGGGCATTTGTCATTTAACAAA